ATCATTTTTGATGACCCCCTTACTTAGGGCTTCCAGAGTATCAGCCCCAATAAGATCCACGATCAGGCCTTGCGAGAAACCTTGCAGAAAGCCTTCGGCTGAGTCACGGTCAGCAACTCACGGATCTCCATACGGACCACAGTCACGTCAGAGACGAACAGGTCAGCGTGAGAATTCGTTGCCTCAATACGGACGCCACCCTTACGGACCAGCATGCCGCCGGCCTTGAACGCTCCGACCAGAGCAGTGCCAGCAGTAATACGCGGGGAAATAACAGTGTTCAGACCCCACAGCGAAGGAACAATCTGAACCTGGCCGTTACCGTACGCGCCAGTGAAAGCACCGCCACCGAAGTACTGGCCGTTGCTGTCCTTAGCCAGACGCTGATCAGCGTAGTCCTGGGGGTTGATCACGATAGCGTCAGCCGGGAAACCGCTCGCCTGAAGGACGTCCATAGCGCCGCTCAGAATAGCCTCACCGAACACAGCAGGGGTAGCAGTCTTCTCAACCTCACGAGCGAGGATACCACCCTTAGTCAGCACACCCTGGAGCTGGCCGTTCTGGCCAGAACCGTTCAGAATCTGGTTCTCCTCAGCAACAGCGATACGGTACACACCACGCTGGTTAATGTGCGAGGCCATCCAGGCGTGATCCTCAAGCATTTCATCAGAGAACGCCAGGATGCCGGTGATCTTCTTCAGCGCCTCGATGTTGGTCTTCGGGTTAACGAAGTGAATGTTGTTCTTCTTAGCACCCTGTGCAGTCGTGCCGGCATCGCCCTCAACAGCACTGTCCTCAAGCCAGGCCACAGCAGCGCTGTCGGTGCTACCCTGAGCGAACAGGTCACCGACATACAGCGGAGGCTGAGCGTAGTGAGCAGCCTTGTCGTAATCGGTGTCGAACCCGATCAGGCTATCCCAAGTAAGGTGCCAATCCTCAGCACCCTTAAACTCAGGACCATTCACCGAGAAGTTGTCACGCCCTTTAACCCGAGCAAGCTCAGGACCGAAGTGCTTAACGAAGTGCGCACCCAGGGACTTAGCCTCACCAGCAACCGCCACAGAATTTCCTTTCAGTTCATTAACCGCGCCTTCATTCGACTCGAAGGACTTGATCTTAGCAATAGTTGATTTATACTCTTCCACCAGAGCTTCGGTATCTTTACCGACAACCCCTGACTCTTCGACTGCCTTAAGGCGACCCTTGATCTCAGCAGCCTTAACTTTCAGTGCCTCAATCCCGCTCACGCAAACAACCCCTTAATCTCAGCAAGAATCGACTTAGCCTGATCATCAGCAGGCTTATCCTCAGGCTTATCAGCTGGCTTGTCTTCAGCCGGCTTATCCTCAGGCTTGTCTTCCTCATCGAAATACTCATCGAGCTTGGACTCAAGCGCTCCGATAATCGGCTTGACCACAAGCTCAGCAATCTCTTCCGGCGTCATGCCTTCTGCCTCTTTCTTAGATTTGACGTCAGTAATAGCTGCCTCAGGATTAGCTGGGGCAGGGACCACAGACACCTCAAGCAGCGACACACTCTTAATGTAAGTCTTGCCATCCTTGTGGTCTGCGTCATTAACATAAAAGCCAAACGACATACGGTCGATTCGGCCTTCCTTCAAAAGCTTATATACGACAGGCCCGTTACCCGGACCCTCAGTGTCGACCGCACACCTGACAAGCAGTCCGGTGTCGTCTTCCTCGGCACTCTCGACGTAGCCAATATTATTCATCGGGTCAGTGAGGTCATGTCCATAGAAGACCGGGATCTTCCTGCCTTCCCATTCTTTCAGGGTGTCAGCGAACGCACCCTGCACCATGACGTCCCCATACGAGTCGACGTTACCAAACACCGACGCATACCCAGTGAATACCCCTACGCTGGACTCAGACTCTTCTGCTTTAACCTTAAACGACTTAGTCTTAATCGCTACTCCCAATCTATGCTAGTCGTGCAATTACAGTGAGCAACCTCAGCAGGATCATCGTCATCGCCAGGGTACTGCATCCCGTTAGAGAACTCTTCGTTCAAGCCCACACGCTCACCATCCATAGCAGCATGTGAGTCCCTAGCATTAGGCCCCGTATGCCATGTCTTGGTAGCAGCGCCTGACTGCCTACCTGCCTCCTGTGTGGCCCAGCCCATAGCCCACGTGACCATCGACCCTGCCATACCTAGAGCCGCCTCTTTAAGCCAGTGCTCAACAGGCTCCACAGTATCCGGAGGATCATCCCCCTCCATAGCCTGCTCCCACTCGTCCTGCTCATCCTCAAGCTCATCCAGACTATCTAGGATACCCTCTGAGATTCGCTCAGCTCGCTTCCTCAGGTACTTACGAGTCATGCTCTTGTCGTACGACTCTTCCCTGCCCTCAAGCAGCCTTCGGCCTACCTCACTAGTAAGGTCTAGATCTAGGTCCATAAGGTCCTGAGCCAGAGACTCATCTGCTGAGGCCTTAGACCTCATCCGGCCAGACTTATACAGGCGCTTCCTAGCGTGAGCCTCAAGCACCGTCGTGTACCTCTTGACCCACGACTTGCGGTCCACACCTAACCCTCGAGCCTTAGTCCGTACCTCACCAGAGTTCTGACCGTACCCTGCTGGGTCCACACTCACGTTCAGTGGGGTGATCAGGTCATCCCCACCGTCAATAGCAGGGAGATTAAGTCTGGCCCTAGCCTCATTACGAGTCATGTACGCAGAGCCCACAGCTGACTGGAACCACTGAGCCTGTTGCTCAAAGTCGGCCTGGAGTTTCTCAGCTACATTGAATTCGATGTAAGACCCTTTAGCCCCACCCATAATGGGAATAAGGAATGCATTAAGAGTAGACTCTATTTCCGCAATAAGCGGACCCAGAGTATCCCCATAAAGCATTTTACGGAATTCCCGAACATTGCTATAATTAGCATTATCGAGAATACCGACCATTGTGGGGTTAACATGGAACGCGTTAGCTACCGTCGAATAAGCTAGCTTAACACCCTCAATGTACTGCTGGTCAGTAGCACTGAAGTCGACCCTATTCAAGGTCATACCGTCCTCAAGGATAGGCGTGCCTCCAGCGCGCTTACCGCTACCCGTGTACTTCTCGTACCAGTCCTCACGGAACGCTTCACGCTGACCGTCAGTCCATCGAGGTGCATCCACAGGACGCTGAAGAACAGCAGAGACCTTACCTCCACGAGCCCACAACTGCTGACGGTATTTACTAGCCTGAATCTGCTCAGCCAGGACCTCTTTCAGACTAACAATCGTAGGTGAGCAACCCCCAGCATCCGTGGGGTGATACCCTCCGAAGTAGACCACACGACTAGCATCAAGAGTCAACTTCTTGTCTGACTCGAAGCTGACCTCATGAGTGACCTTACCGAAATTATCAGACTTAGTCTGAACCCAGCTAGGGGGCAGGCGGTAGACTTCCCAGTTACCGTCCTGGTTCACTACTGGCCACCAGTACGCCCTATCATACAGGGCCTTGTCCACAACGAGAGCATAGACAAGCTGATACAGCGTCATGCTCTCGTTAGCTTTGGCACCAGAGAGAAACCCGCCGACAGGGGACGAGGTATCCCTCAGCCTGCCCCCATCGCCCTGCTTGACATAGGAGTGCACACCTAGGTGTGCGATATTCCTGGCAAGGAACGTAACCACAGTGCGGAGATGAGGTTGAGTCTTGAAAAGCTTAGCGGCTGAAACACCGGAAAGGTCGACCAGTTCAGTAGGGCCGACCTTATACTGCCGAGGCTCATACGTGGTAATGCCCTGAAGTCGGTTAAAGATACCAGACCAGAAACCCACTATTACACCTCCAATTCAATCCTGTAAACAGTATAACACATTTCAAATAGATTCCAGGCCCGACACGCCGTAAGCAGAGACTTTTGTTTTGTGGAATTGCCACACATTCATAGCAGTTACTAGTGCGGCCACACCATCGATCTTATCCCGCCTCTTTTGCTTAGCAGGTTTAATATTACCTGATGGATCCATAGCAGGTCTAATATTGTCTATCTGCCATGCCATAAGAGGATTACCATCATGTTTAATAGCACCCCCCTGCATAACCAGCCGTTGAATTTCTTTCATAGGGCCTGACATAGAGACAAACCCCTGCCGCACTTTCTCCAGCCTATAACCCTCAGCCTGAAGGTCATTAGATACCTGAGTAGCATTCCACGGGTCGAACCCTATGCATTGAATATCGTAATGCTTAGCGTCCTCATCAATCTGGGCTTTAACAAAGTCATAGTCAGTGACGTTACCCGGAGTCAGCTTAATTAGTCCTCGGCTAGCCCACACCGACGCATTACGGTATGTAGCCCTGTCAAGCTCAGGCAGTGCAGCCTCAGGCAGGAAGAAGCGGGGCAGTATCTGATAGGTACCGTCCTCACCAGGGAACAGCCATACGAGCGCTGTGAGGTCAGATACCGCTGCAAGGTCCAGGCCGCCATAGCACTGCCTGCCCTCGATGTCCAGCTCAGGTACAGCTCCCTGCGTCCACTGCTGCCTACTGATCCACGCCTCATCAAGCTTGCCTCTGATACCTAGGTGCAGCCTAAGGAACGAAGCTTTAGCCACTGGATCAGTCTTAGCTTTATCAGCAGCAGACTGCATGAATGCCCTCGATGGAGTCACCGGATACAACGGGTTAGCTTTCGCCCACGTCTCTTCCGACCAGGGGTCATCCTCTGGGTCAGCAGCCCACACCACACAGAATGAGCGTGGAGCTTCTACAGCCCCCTTACATATGTTATCCACAAGCTCCCTGCGCTGGTCGTACGGCGTGCCCACACTGCCGTCATCAGCTGTGGTGATCACCATCGTCAGGGGCTGCTCACGAGCACCCGTACCTGTCTCCATAGCCTCTAGCAAGCTAAGGCTCTTATGCACGTGCAGCTCATCACAGATAGCACCGTGCAGGTTAGCGCCATGTGCTAGATCCCCCTTACTGGAGACCACGCGAATTACAGAGCTTGTCCTGTCCTGCTTGATCGAGTTATGCAGTGACCTGATGCCGGCTTGCCTTAGTAGCGGGCTATTATCGACAAGCTGTTTTAGAGGCGTGAAGCACGCTCCAGCTTGGTCTCGAGAGGCTGCACCAATAATGACTTCAGCACCGCCTTCGTGATCCCCGAAAGCAAGGACCATAGCCAGTGCTGATGCCAGTGTGGACTTAGCGCCTTTGCGAGGCATCTCAATATATGCGTCCCTGTATAGCCTTAGCCAACGCCCTAAAGAATCGTCGTATACCTGCCACCCAAACAATGGCGCAACAATGTAAGCTATCTGAACATTAGTCAGCTTAAGGGGCTTACCTGCCCACCTACCTTTAGTGTGCCTTAATGCAGAAATAACCCGAAGAGCATGATCAACGCTCTTCGGGTTAAATCGCACTTTCATCCCGTGGACCACACCCCCAGGGTCAGGGCACTTGAGGCGTGGTCCCCTTTCAGGTATAGGCACGCCTATCCTGTTTAAATAGTTTGTTATTTCTTCTGGTAGTTTCATTATAGAAATTTCTTTACACTAATTTCTT